ACCAAGACTTCTATTAATCATACATCAGGCGGTAGAACATTCTATCGCGGCCTATCAAGAAACATCACCTCGTTAAAATCTACCTTGTCCGGCGTTGATGGATTATGGATAGAGGAAGGCGAAGACATATCAGATAACACGTTAAGAGTTTTGACAGCTTCAGTTCGCCTTAATGCCACAGCCACAGAAAAGCTTCTTGATGGTAAAAGCGTAGAATCAATTGAAGACTTAGATAGTTTACTGGCTAACAGCAGTATTAAAATGCCAGAGATAATTATTACTATGAACCGCGGTGTGAGAACTGGAGCAATTGCAAAGAAATGGTTAGCAAGAGCTGATAAGGAGCTAGCTAGGTGCGGATACTATGAAGACGATACAATCATGGTGGTTGAGATGAATTATACGGACATGCCGCAATCATGGTTTATTGCCTCTGGGTTAGAGCAGGAAAGACTTGATGATAAGGAAAAGATGTCTGACTCAGCCTACAGGCACAAATGGCATGGGAATTATTTAGATGAAGTAGCGGATGCAATTATAAAAGGTGAATGGTTTGACGCTTGTATCGATGCTCATAAGATACCCAGGCTTAAGAAAGTCTTCGAACCTCATGGATGTAAGATAGCTGTTCATGATCCATTTAATGATGGAGAAGATGCTGGAGGCTACATATTAAAGCACGGTTCTATCATCAAGAAAATAAGATCGAAAGAAAAAGGTTCAATCGATGAGACATGTGACTGGGCTACTGATCACGCTATTAATGACGGAGCTGATTGGTTTGTGTGGGATGAAGATGGCATGGGTGCCGGCTTAAAAAGACAGATATCAATAAATTTTCAAGGTAAGCACATTAAATACCATGGTTTTAGAGGGTCATTGTCTGGGAGAGGCCAGGACAATGCTGGTAAAGTCTATCAAGATGTTTTAGATGACAAAGACAATCAGCCAAAGAAGATAGAGGAAGTTTTTCTAAACAACCGGTCGCAATACTATATAAAATTAGCCAATAAAATGTTCAATACTTATAAGTGCGTTGTTAGGGGTGAGTACATTGACCCGGAAGAAATGATTAGCTTTGATTCTGAAGGCATGGAGAATAAATCCGACTTACGTTCTCAGTTAACTAGGATACCAAGAGTTCCAAATGGAAGAGGTTTGCAACAGATAATGAGCAAAAAGGATATGAAATCCAATAAAATAAACTCTCCCAATGAAGGGGATTGCATAATGATGTCTGGATTTGAACCACCAATAGAAGATGAATGGGCTGATTTAAGCTATGGCCAGGTAAGTATCGCATAGTTTTTATCTATCGTAGATTATATGTTACAATTCAAACTATCAAACAATCGAGATTAATTTAATGCATGAAATGTCAGATGCAGAACTGTTAGCTATTGTAAACAACGCAGAACAAGATGCAGTTATATTTAATGGCGAATTCACCAAGATAAATGAAAGGCTTCTTGCTGACTATTTACAACGTCCATACGGCGACGAACAAGCCGACCAATCTCAAGTTATATCTCCTGATGTTCAAGATGTTGTCGAATCAGATATGCCTAGTCATGCGCGAGTATTTTTAGGCTCGACTCAACCAGTAGTATTTCAATCAAATGGCGGCAGTGAACAGGAACTTAAAGAAGTTGAGGAAAAGAACAAATATATTAATCATTTGATTATGGAACAGCCATGGTCTTATCAAACATTGTTATCATGGATGAAAGACGCAGAAATTCAAAAGAATGGCGTTGTTAAATACTTTATCCAGGACGAGCGAAAAACAGAAGAAGTAAGTTTCACTGGGGTATCAGAGCAAGAATTAGAACAGATAGTTACTGATTTACAGCGTGATAACGTGCAAAAGATAGAGATTGTTAGTCGCGGCGAAGAATTAGAGGCCGGTGAGTTTGATATCACGTTTAAAGTCACAAGAGGTAAGCAAGAATTTAAAATAATTAACGTCCCCCCTGAACAGTTCTTAATCTCTAAAAATGCAACATCAATAGATACCGCCGAACTAGTTGGAGATAGGCCACAACAGAAGAACCGAGGCCAATTATTAGCGGAAGGCTTTAAACGCGACTTAATCAACAAGCTACCTAGCATTAGCACTGACAGAACAGAATCAAGCGCGTTAGCTAATATCAGAAATAGAGATACGGGTGATACTGTTACTCAAGAGTCTATTAATGATTGGGCTAGTGAGTTAGTAGAGTTGACTGATTTATATGTTTTAGTGGACTTTGATCAAGATGGAATAGCAGAAAGGCGACACATTCTTAAGTCGGGCAACCACGTACTAATAAACGAAGCTTTCGATCACGTTCCTTACGCCTCATTAAGTTGTTTGGTTATGCCTCATAAGGCTATTGGAATAAGCAGAGCGGAACTAACACAACAAACTCAACGAGTTAAAACCGTATTGTTAAGACAGACTCTTGATAATATGTATAGTGTTAATCATCCTCGAAGCGTTGTGCATAACGATGTTAATATTGACGACTATTTAAAAATAAGGCTGAACGGTGCTATAAGACTAAAAAAAGGTTCAGATGTTCCACCTCAATTTGCAGTATCTCCCATAGTGATACCCCCTATGATGCAACAGTCATTGCAAGTTATTCAATACATGGATTTAGTTAGATCGCAATCAACCGGTACATTAATGGCTTCGCAAGGATTAGATTCTGATGCAATCGCCAAAGAAACAGCTACAAAAGTAAATGCAATTAGAGATGACGCTCAGGCCAAGATAGAATTAGTTGCTAGAACATTCGCTGAGACAGGATTTAGGAAGCTTTACGAGGGTGCCGCATGGATGGTGTCACAGTTCCAAGATTCAGAATCAGAGATAAGAGTGCTAGGAAAGCAACTTACTGTTAACCCTACTGAATGGCGTCACAATCATAAGGTAGTATCTAATGTTGGTTTAGGCTCAGGAGATTCAGCCCAGTTAATTGGTGCTATGCAAGGTATATTAGGCATTCAACAACAATTACAAGCAACCGGCTCGCCAATGGTTGATCAGGTAAAGGTATTTAATACTCTATCTCAAATCGTTAAAGGTCTAGGATTTAAACAAGTTGAACCGTTCTTTAATGATCCAGAACAACCTGATCAACTATTACAAGCTGAGAATGAAATACTTAAGAAAAACTTACAGAAAATGCAACAAGTGTTAGAACAGCAGCAAAATCCATTAGCTGAAGCTGAACAAGTTAGAGCGGAAGCCAAACTAATAGAGGCTCAGGGAAAAGCAGGAATAGAAGCTGCTAAAATAACAGAAAATGTCAGACAGTTTGATGCTAAAACAGCTCAAGACGCAAGACAGGCACAAGAAAAACTAACCTTTAATCTAACTAAATTAGAAGTTGATTCTGGTCAAGATATTCCAGGGAGTAGAGTGTGAGCGAATTAGAGCAGGCCAGACAAGCAAGAGAAGAGATAGATCGAGCAGAATTAGCGAGACAAGTGATGGATAACCCCGTATATCAAGAGGCTTATCAGATGTTTCGCGGCCAATGTATGGAGCAGTTTCAAAACACAAAATTTAAGGATAGCGCCGAAAGGGATGAGATATGGCGCAAGATGCAAACAATTACTTATGTTCATGATTATTTCGAAGAGTTGATGGATACAGGTAAATTTGGACAACAAACCCTAACCAACCTGGAGAGGGTAAAGAAATTAATACCAGGATTGTGATATAATGAGCGTATTAGACACCCTATCAGGACCTAATCAAAACGATATATTAAAGAGAATTACAGCCGCAAGAGGGAATTCGGAGCCAGAAGCGCTAACCGAAGAGCCTCAAGCACAGGAAGTATCACCAGAAGAAGTTGAAGCTGCAGAAGTTGAGGAAACCACCGAAACACTAGAAGCTAAACCTGAAACTGTAGAGACAGACGAAACCGAAGAGCCAGAAAGCAATTTAGAGGACTCCTACATCGATTTTAAAGGTGAGGAAATATCCTTTACACAGATTGAAGAATGGAAACAAGGTAGTTTAAGACAGTCTGACTATACGCGCAAAAGCCAAGCGAACGCAGATACCAGAAAGCAATTAGAAACCAATCAAGCTGAGTTAGTTGAAAAGTCTCAAAAGCTCGATGATTTATCCGCATCATTGGAAGTCTTAATCGGTGAGTTTGAACAAACTGATTTTGATGGATATACGCTTGATGAATTGCGACAGAATGACCCAGGTGAATACCTGAAAGTAACAGAGATGCAGGCGAAACGTAAAAAAGCCTTAAAGGAGGCTCAAGGCGTTAAATCAAGTGTTTCTGATAGCGAGTTAAAAGCATCACAAAAAGTAGCGTTAGATAAAATAGTCAAAGATAATCCAAGTTGGGTTAAAGATGGCAAGACAACTAAAGCTTACGATGCCGACATAGCGATTATTAATAAATATCTTGATTCTCTTGATTACACAGAAGAGAAGAAGAATGGTATTTTGATGGGTGGTAACGGGCAAGTCTTCATTGATGCTGCCAAATATCACGCAAGCAGAGCAACAAACGCCGCTATCACTAAAAAGGTAAGAAAAGCCCCTGTGGTCACTAAACCAGGTGGAGTAAGCAAAAGCACTACAACAACCGAGCTTGAGAAAGCTATAGCGAATCATAAGAGATTTGGGTCTGTTGAGAGCGCCTTTGCACTTCGTAAAGCACAACGGAAATTCAAAGGTGAATAATTATGGCACAACCAGCAGATACGTTTAGCACATTCGATGCTATCGGAAATAGAGAGGATTTATCAGATATTATTTATGATATTTCTCCAATACAAACCCCTTTTATTAGCGGCATCCCACACATTACCGCGACAGCAACTTTGCATGAATGGCAAACTGATGTTTTAGCTGCAGCGGCAGACAATGCAGTAATTGAAGGTGATGATGCAACAACCACAGCGGCAGTCCCTACAGTACGTTTAAACAACGTCCGTCAAATTAGTGATAAGGTTCCACGTGTTACCGGCACTCAACGAGTTATTGATTCAGCAGGTCGAGGCGACGAACTGGATTATCAAATCATGAAGATGGGTAAAGAATTAAAGCGTGATATGGAGCGAGCGCTTTGTGGCGTGAATAACGCTAAAGTAACCGGCGATGATTCAACCGCTAGTGAGTTGGGTTCTACCTTATCTTACATTAACTCTAATACTAGTTTTGGTGCTACTGGCGCAGATCCAACCGGTGACGGAACAGACGCACGAACAGATGGTACACAGCGAGCATTTGCTGAAGCTGACCTTAAATCTGTTATTGCGGGCATTTGGGATGCTGGCGGTGAACCTGACTTGATTATGCTTGGTTCATTCAATAAGCAAGCAATGTCTAGCTTTACCGGTGGCGCAACTCGTACCGTAGATGCTGCAGATAAACGATTAACAGCGGCTATCGATGTTTATGTGTCAGACTTTGGTGAGCTATCAGTAATCCCTAATCGATTTGTTCGTACTCGTGACGCACAGGTATTTCAGACTGACATGTGGGCCATGGCTTCACTTCGTTCGTTTATGGAAGTTCCATTAGCCAAAACGGGTGACTCAGACAGAGTTCAATTACTTAGTGAATATACTCTAGAGGCACGTAACGAAGCTGCTTCTGGCGGAATATTTGATTTAACAACCTCTTAACAGTTGGGGCTTAGGCCCCTTTTTGGAGAATAATATGTCTAGTAAGAAATATTTAATCAAGAAGCGTTTTTGTTACGCAGCTGAAGAGGGTGGTAACGTATATGTTCAGCGCTGGAAAATGGAGGGCAGCAAGTTTATTGTTGACCCAGAAACTCAACAGAAAATACCAAACATCCAAGAACTAAAAGGCGAAGCATTAAAGGTTGGCAAGAAATGCAAAGCTATTGAGGAGTTAGACTAATGACTGCATTTAATTTAAATAGAGTTACGCTTCAATTCACCATCGCCGATGTATCAACTGCCGGCCAGGTGTTCGTGCCTGTCCCTGAGGAATTCGATGGCGAGGTAATTGAAATACGAACCGTTTTAAATGGGGCAATTATTACTGCTGATGCAGTTTTAACGCCTAAAATTAACGGCGTCGCTTTAACTAACGGAATTATAACAATCGACCAATCTGGTTCTGCCACTGGAGATATAGATTTTTCACGGCCTACTGGATTGAATACTGTCCGCGCTGGAGAAGCTATTGAGATTGAAACTACTGGGGCATCAGGTAACACTGTTGAAGTGTTTGGCACAATAGTGATTCTTCGATAATGTCGAGGATATTCGATGTAGATCACTTAACTGGGATTGTTGAGAGGTTTCACAAAGAGGAAGGGAAAATAATAATTTCCAAGACTCAAGATGTGGAAAATACTCTCATACATAACAAAGTCGATAGGGCTGAAAATAAAGGGTGGAAGGGTGATATGCACAAGGTCGCCTCGATACCCTTAATTATCGCTGACATGTGGCGGGAAGAACTAAAGGCCCAAGGTAGAAATCCAAACCCTTTTTGTAATGAAAACAGACCTTTCTTGATTGCAAAGCTAAATAATAGTGATTGGGGGAAGTTAAGGACTAAAGATGGCGTTATCTAATTTTAAAGAGCTTAAGCAATCGGTTGTTGATTGGTCACATAGAAACGATCTCAATAAGTTAATTGATGATTTTATCTTGATGACTGAAAAGGACATGTTTAAGACTAACGCTAATCATGAATCTCTTGACGTAAGAGCTATAGAATCAACTTCATCTACAGCCGTTTCAACTAAAACATTTGCTTTGCCTGTTGGATACTTATCAATGCGTTCTATTGAAATACAAACCTCTGATAGTAAGACCGAGATAAAGTATAAAGTTCCTGACGCCTTAAGAAGCAGAACGGGAACAGGAAAACCTAGATTTTTTACAATAACCAGCAATATAGAGTTTGATATTACTCCCGATCAAAGTTACACGGTTGAGATAAAATATTTTAAGCGTCCAGATCCATTGTCCATAGCTAATCCGACCAATATTGTTCTAACTGATAATCCAGATATTTATTTGTTTGGTGTATTGGCCTTCTTATTTGCTCATGCAGTGGATGAAGTGCAAAAAAGCGCTTACTATGGGATGTACTCTCAGGCAATTGATGGGGCCAACAATCAAGACAAGGATGGTAGATATGGTCCTGCTCCTTATGCCAGAATAGAAGGGTCTACACCTTGACCTTTCAGAAGAATATCGCTCTCAATACAACTGGGCCAAGCTATTTAAGCCGGTCACGCCCGTTATCATCACAACAAACTAGAAATTTTTATCATGCCGTTGTTGAAGAAGGAAGAGATCAGTTTGTTTTGCATTCTCACCCGGGATTGAAACTTAAAGGTTCTGGTGTTGGGATAGATAGAGGGATGAGAAACTTTGCAGAAGTTGGTTTTAGAATTACTGGCACCAATCTTAATCGATTCGATGTTAACGGTGTCCACACTGTTGTAGGAACTATTCCAGGATCTAATCGGATGATTCTCGATGATGACGGTAAAAACCTTATTATTACAGGTATCGACGGGCAATTTATATTTGATGGGACAGAAGTAAAAGCTATTACTGATAGTAATATTGTTGGCTCAACAGCTAACGGTTTTATTAATAGTCGAATTATTTACACAAACCCATTAACAGAATTGTTTGTATTGGCTAATGTAAATGATCCAGGTACCGCAAGCGGATTAAATGCATCAAGCGCAGACAGCAAGCCTGACAAATTAGTGAGGGCTTACCCCTTTAAGCAAAACGTCTATATGTTTGGAGAGAGAACTGTTGAACCTTTCTGGAATTCAGGTGTAGGAAATCCCCCTCTTGATAGAATTGACGGCCAAATCTTCGAAATAGGTCTAGATGCTATTCATTCAGTCGCTAATACAGATCAATTTATGTACTGGCTCGGTGATGATAAAGCAATTTATCAAGCGGTAGGCGGTCAAAGACAGAGAATATCAACCACGGCTATTAGTCACGCTATAGCCGGGTACTCTAGAACAGATGATGCGATAGCTTTTACCTATACTTTAGAAGGAATGAACTTCTATGCAATTTCATTTCCAACAGCCAATAGAACATGGTGTTTAAATGAGGGACTAGGTCAAAAAGGATGGTTTGAGCTTTCATCTGGTAAGAATGACGGCGTTTATCAAGGTTCGAGTTTAATTAGCGTGTATGGAAAGAACTTTGCTGCCGATTCAACTAACGGCAACCTGTACGAATTAGATATTGACACCTTTACTAATAACGGCGAGGTCATTCAAAGGCGAAGAATAACCGGATCTGTTAATGGATCTTTACTAGACGCACCAGGATCAAGAGTTCAAATGTCTCGAATTGAGTTTATTATGGAGAAAGGAGTCGGCCTTATTACCGGGCAAGGTGAAGATCCACAAATTATGATTGATATATCAAGAGATGGCGGGAGAAGCTGGTTTAGCGAGGGATTTGTAAGGATAGGCAGGTTAGGAGAGACCCAACTAAGAGTAGAGTTATATAGTCTGATATCAGATTACGACTTCATTTTTAGGATTACTACTAGTGACGCTGTACCTTACGAGATTTATTCGGCTGCTATTGATTTAAGATTGGCGGGTAGATAATGGTAACTAATGTCAATCCACCACCGCAGATTATATTACCGAAGGCTTTATCTAATTTAGGCATAGATGTTGTTAATTACTTTCAACAGCAAGCAAGATTTGACTTACAATTGTGGACTAGAACGGGTGGTGCAGATGATTTTATCGATGATGCCGATCAAAGTATTACAAGTTCAAACTCAAGAGTTTCCAGAAACGCCGCTAAGATTGATGCTTTAGAATTTATTAAATTTAGAGTAGTTGAAGTCACGGCGAATTATACTGCGGCTCCTTTTGAAATAGTAATTTGTAATAACGTAGTGCCGATCACAGTAACTCTAGAGCCTAACGCCATATTAGATGATCAAATACATGTAAAAAGAAAACAAGATACGGCAAAAGTAACCGTGTCGGGAGCGATTGATGGAAAAACATCAAGAGTGATTAATATTGAGAAATGGTCTGACTTTTATGTGTTTGGCTCTTCTGAGTGGGCGGTAATCTAATGGCTAATAATGTAATAAAAGAGTCAGCTATAACGGCTTATAATGATGCTAGATCATCAGAAGATACCTCTCAAGCTCAAATTGATGCTACTTATGGGTTATTGGACTTAACCTTAACTGTCACAGATTCGGCGGCATCGGGAACAACCACAGTAGTTAATGATTTATTTACCTGTCAAACAGGCACTAGCTCTACCGGTTTAGCAAGCATCCTAACGTTAAGCCAGGTTAGTACAAGACCAGGACAAGGAACAATTTCCAGGTTTGACTCGTTGTTCACTACTGCAATAGCTGATAGTCAACAAGCAGCGGGGCTTATAACATCTGAAAATTCATATGTATTTGCATTCCTTGGTACTGCTTTTGGGATTGCAGCAACTCATGGTGGTATAAGTGAAGAGCAAGAATTAACTATAACAACGCCAGCAGCAGGATCGGAGACAGCTACTATTAATATTAACGGCAGCCCTATTGCTGTACCGTTAACAAACACCCCTCCAACTGTACAGCATAATGCTTTTGAGATAGCTAATTTCTTACAAGCAAATGTAGTAAATTATAACTTTACATCGAATAATGACCAAGTTGTTGCTCAGTCTTTGCTAGCAGGACCCCAAGGGTCATTTACTTTCTCTAGTGATGGTGCAGCTGTTGCTGCGTGGGTACAAGAGCACGCAGGAGTAGCGGCAATATTAGACTTTATACCACAAGCGAGCTGGAATGTTGATACAAGGACGGATGGATCAGGCGCGGACATATTTAACCCATTGACAGGAAATGTATATGAAATACAAGTTGGATCTAATTTTGGGGCAGTTAACTTTTTTATTCAACGGAATGATACGGGGTTAATGGATTTAGTACACCAAATTAAAAACGCCAATACAAGCACAACCACCAATGTTACTAACCAAACATTTAGATTAGGTTGGCTATCTCAAAATTTAGGCAATAATAGCAACCTTACTACATCAGGAAATGCAGCCGGAGGTTTTCTTGAGGGTAGAATTAAACGTAGTACCCCTCCAAGAACAGAGGATAACGAGCAGTTGGCCGTTACCACCGTATTAACCAATATTATTACGTTTAGACCAAGGAT